CGGCCGAGCGTCTGCGGTGTGTCTTTCACCTTGGCGAGAAACCACACCTGGTGAGAGACCTCCATCTTGTTGGCATCGTGAAACTCGCCTGTAGTAATAATGCTGTAGAGCATACAAGGCGAGTGGATGATGTTGGCATTACGAGAGAAGATGTTCTCAAGGTCAATATAGCGGATGCGAAAGAAACTCTGGTCTTCGAGACGTTCGCTTTCGGGTTTATGAGACAGAGGCTTGTAGATAGAAGCCCAATGTTCAAGAATGTTGCTTATAGTCATAAAAGAAAAACGATAATAAAGAGCCTAATAAGTAATAATCATAAACAGAAGGGAAACATCAATCCTTTGCAGCATCAGCAGTCTCCGCCTCCGCCTCCTCCTTCTCCTTCATCAATTCCTTCAGTTTTACATTAAAATGGCGTTCAGTCTTGTCAGCCACAATCTTTTGCAGCACCCTGGCCCATGACGCACCATTGCAAGTGCTCTCATTTTCGAGAATAGAAACGAACTGCACAAGGCAGTACATAGCCGTTAGTTGATTAGCGAGATGCGTGTCCATATATCCCAAAACATTACGGTCAAGATAAGATGCAAGACAAAGGCACATAATAAGCACTGAGAAAGTCCACACCATCTTAACCATTTTTTTTGAGCGCAGTTTGCCATCCATCTTGCACTTAGGATTTCTCTTAATCTCGTCCCTATATTTAGCATAAATGCGCCTGTTGCACCGCCAAGCAGTGTAGCAATCAATGATAAGGGCAAAAAAACATACTGTGATAAAGTTGATAGAAGGCTCAATGAGACACCAAGCCAAGCCGATAAGAGCGGCGATAGCCCGAGATAAATAAAAAGGATTCTGCATGTTGTGATTGTGTTGTAATGTTGTAATAATAATCGTCAAATTGTATCACAAAGATAACTAAGAAATAGTTTGTGCGGTGGACAGGATATGCGAACACGCAGAAGGCGATGTCCGCACAAAGAAGCAGAAAAAACGTAACTTTACAGATGTAAACTAATTAGTTATATGTCAGGACTAACAGAAAACACACTATCACGCATAGACAAGTGGTTAAGCCAGGGGATGTCTATAGAAACAATGTTTCCCCGTCTGGAGCAACGCTACAGGATGCAAATATGCGCCGAGTTTTACAAACGATGGGTTCAAAACACCGACATCGATCCTCGCACTGTGTGCCGCAACATAGCTCGCCGCGACTACGAGACATACCTCAACCAAGCCGCTCAAGGCAACAAAGACGCACAAGCATACGTGCTCGCCTTAAAGATCACCATAGATGAAGGCGGCAACATCCGTCCCCGCACCATCACAGAACTCAACAACGACGTGATGGTGTGCAATCATCTAATCCGTTTCTTTCAGACAGACGAAAGTCCGCGCCACAAAGCGATGTTTCTCGGTTCGGCAGAATGGCTTATCCGCACAGGTAAGCAGCAGAACAACGACCGAGCCGTAGCCAAAGGCATGGAGGCTCTCGCCAAAGTGTATAAGGACTTCGATGAGGAACACGACGCCACGGATGAAATGCCGGACATGAGTCGCATCGCCATCACGCAAGACGTGAGCATCGTGAAGCGCGACCGAGTGAACTATACCGAGGAAGAAAAACTCCGCATGGCTCGCAAGTATGGTCTTACCACAAAGGATCTTCAGGAAATAGAGGAAGACGAAATGCTGAGTGGGGAGAAGCCGGAAGAGCCGGACTACTTTGAGTATCTGGAAAAGAAGGACGATGAGGATGTGATTAGACACGGGTACATGAAAGAAAGCAAATTGACAAATAATTCAGGGCCAACGGACGACACTGAATAAAACAGAAAAGATAAAGATCAGAAATGAAGATAGGACTCATAGACGTAGACGGACGACACGGCAAAAAGAAATGGGGAGCCACGATATATCCCAACATGGCTCTCGGCAAAATTGCCCGTTGGCACTCCATGCAGGGCGACGAAGTGGAATGGGCGCGACCTATCGACCTCTTTTGTCAAACCCACTACGATATTCTGTATGCCAGCAAGATTTTTAACTTTTCGCCCGACATAGACTTTAGACAATTCTCATACGACCGGCTGGAGAAGGG